AAAGCGGAAATCTTGATTGAAAAGCAGTATAAAGGAGATATCGTTTCCATTTTGGATATTAAATTCAAATTAGAGAAACGTGTCATGACTAATGAACAGTTCTTACTAAATTCAGATGTCAAGATTGAAAAAATTGTCACTGAAGCAGAATTACAGGAAATGAAAAAGGAAGATTAGCAGGAAAAATAGGAGGAAATTATTATGGTAGAAATTAAAGAAATGAGCAGAGAGTTTACAAAGGTAGAGAAATATCTTATGACTACAGCACCCGACATTGAGCCATTAAAAAATATTGAGGACGGAGAATCAATTCCGATTGACGGCTATATCATTTTTAATGATGTCAAAGATAATGGAGACATACAGGAAATTCTAAGCATTATTACACCAGACAAGAAAGTATATTCGGGACAGTCCGCAACATTTAGACAGTCTTTGAAAGACATTGAAAGCGTGATGGATTGTGAAAAATTTTCTATTATTAAAATTAGTGGAAAGACAAAAGTAGGACGCGATTATATTAATTGCATCTTAGACGTATCAAATTTATAACATGATGCCGTGAGAATACCATTTTATGTTCTCTTCTTCTAAAGAGAGGTGGCTATGAGCCACCTCTTTTTTTTTAAAAAAATAAATGTTTCACGTGAAACATTATGGAGGTATTAAAATGAAAAAAGATGGCTTTTATCATTGTGACAGACTATTAACTTTAAAAGATAAAAACGGAGAAACACCCGACATTTATATTGTAGATGGAAATAGAACAGCAGGCAAAAGCTATTCTATTAAGTGTAGACAAGTTTCTGATTTTTTAAAAGATAAATATAGACCTGAAAACCAGTTTATCTATTTATATCGAAATGTTGTTGATATGAAAAACTGTGCTGAAACATATTTTGGCGATATATCTGAAAAATTTGATGGGTATGTCATGACAGAAAAGAGTTTGATGAATGGGTCATTGATACAATTATATCTGAATGAAGAACCATGCGGATATTGTTTAGCTTTATCTGTTGCAAGAAAATATAAAAAAATGCGCGGATTATTTGTAAATATTCGTTCTGTATTTTTTGATGAATATCAAGACGAAGATAATATTTATTTGCCAAATGAAGTAAATAAGCTTTTATCATTACTCACAACTATTAGTGCAGGTCATGGAAAGCAACATAGAAGAGTTATGCTATATATGGCTTCTAATACCGTATCATTATTGAACCCTTATTATAGCGTTTTTGGAATCAATAAAATGTTAAAATATAATACTAAATTTTTACGCGGTGACGGTTGGGTATTTGAACGAACTTATAATGAAAATGCTTCAACCGCATATAAAGAAAGCGGTATAGCTAGGGCATTTCAAGGTGCAAGTTATAATGAATACGCTAGTGAAAATAAATATCTAAACGATAATGAATGTTTAATTGGTAAGCCAAGTGGAAAATCACGTTATATTTGTACAATTAAATTTAATGATAGCCTGTATAATGTCAGAAAATATGACACTTGTCTATATGTATCAACAGGTGCAGACGATAGTTTTCCAACGAGAATATGCTTTACAAAAAATGATGTCGTAGACAATACGACTATTCGTGTCAATTCAACACATTATATCGTTACGATGCTACGGGAATATTTTAACAGAGGGTTGCTTATATTTGAAAATTTGGAATGTAAGAACATGATATTTGATGTCATATCTTTTTAATGTTTCACGTGAAACATTGACATTTTAAATTATGTATGCTATAATTACAATGTACCCAAAATAACACGAACATTGTAATTGATATATACGCACATAGACAAGTAGTCTGGTATCAATTTTTGGTTTTGCGTTCCCTTTGATTCGATTATTTTGTAACGTACATAAAATGTTTCATGTGAATAATGTTTCACGTGAAACATTTTTATTTTACAAACGGTTCTATTTGTGTTATGATAGAAAAAAGGGGAGGTGAAAATATGCAGGAAGTCATGACAGCTATTAACACAGTAGGATTACCTACAGTTGTTGCGATTGCGTCAATGTGGTATGTTAAATATCGAGAAGATAAGAATGACGCACGTATGGACAAGATAAATGAGTTGCATAAACAAGAAATGTCAGACATCACAGAAGCGTTAAATAACAACACGCTTGCGCTTCAAAGAATATGTGATACATTTGAACAGAAAAAGGAGGATTAAACATGGCAGTAAAAAAAGCAGTAGACATTTCATATCACAACGGAGTTATTGATTTTGAACGGTTAAAAAACGCCGTGGACTATGTTATTATCCGTTGCGGTTACGGGCAGGATATGACATCACAAGATGATAAACAATGGAATCGAAATGTAAGTGAATGTGAAAGATTGGGTATTCCATACGGTGTATATTTCTATTCCTACGCAAAAACAACTTCAAAAATTGAGGGTGAAATTAGACATTGTCTTAGATTGTTACAAGGACATACACCTAGTCTCCCTGTATTTTTCGATAGTGAAGAAAAAGGAACACAAGGCGTCGCAAAGCACAACGCAAAGCGGTTTTGTGACGCTATGTTAACGAACGGATATAAGGCAGGAATCTACGCTAGTAAATCATGGTTTGAGAATTATATCGGTGAGACTTGGGGATACGACTTGTGGATTGCACGATATTCGAATGCTCTAGGTATGAATAACGTGGATATTTGGCAGTATTCCAGTAACGGATATGTTGACGGTATTAAAGGGAGATGTGATGTGAACCATGTTTACAAAGATTATGCAGTTTCAAGTACTACACCTACTACACCACAGCCACCTATTAGTCATGCAAAACCAAGAAATGAATTAATCGCTATCGGACAACAGCACGCTATCAATTTCACAGGAGTTCAAATTGCAGTTGATGGCATTGTAGGCAGAAACACGAAAAGAATGGCAGTTCGTGTTGTGCAAAGAGCTATGAATGAGGACTACGGTTATACTATCGCAGAGGACGGTATTGTAGGAAGAAAGACAATAGCAAAAGCAGGAAAGCATTATGTGAAACGTGGTGAAACACAGTTTCTTGTCACAGCTCTTGAAATCTTATGCTTATTACAGGGAAAAGACCCGAACGGTGTCGAATGTCCTGGAACATTTGGCAGAGGCCTTGCACGAGCTTGTGGAACTGAATTCGTATACGCAAAAGATATGTTATATATGATTTAATTTTTTATTCACGTGGAACAAAAATGTTTCACGTGAAACATTTTTAAGGAGGTCAGTAAAAATGCCAAATATCAATGTGGCGTATCAGTGGGCGATTAATACCTGCAATGCTCCAAATATTGGTTATTCACAACAATACCGAAGGGGGCAGACTGTTAACGGTATTACTTATTATGACTGTAGCTCTTTTATCTCAAAAGCATTAACAGAAGCAGGATTTTTCTCAGTGAACCCATGGTTTACCACAAGGACAGAAGAGGGATACCTATTACAGGCAGGGTTCAAAGAAATAAATATTAACGAAGCGTGGCAAGCTGGGGACGTGGTGTGGCGTAGTGGTCACACGGAAATGGTATATAGTGGGAATGGCGTTGGAGGTGGCGGTGTAACTATGGGTGCGCACAGTGGACGTTATCCATTACCCGACCAAGTAAGCATAAACTCTCATATCACAAAACCGTCCGCTTGGACAAAGATATATAGATATGGCGATAGTGCAGGAATGCCCCTTGAATGGATTAATGGAAACCGTTATCTTACAGAAGATGAAATGAATAACAACGCTTATGTATTCTATAGCACAATGTTCTTCAAAGATTTCACATTAAATTCGATAGCTGGAATGCTAGGAAACATGGAGATAGAATCAAATATTAATCCCGGGTTATGGCAGTCGTTAAAAGAGGGTAATTATAATGGTGGTTACGGTCTTGTGCAATGGACACCAGCAACAGTCTATACAGACTGGGCGAACGCTCACGGGTATGATATCACAGACGGTTACTATCAATGTGTTTGGCTCGATGAAGAAACAGTAATTAGCGGTCAGTGGATTGAGACAACGAAATATCCGATATCATGGGAAGAGTTTCGAAAGTCCACGAAAGAACCCGATTATCTAGCGTCTGTATTTTTAAAAAATTTCGAGCGTGCAGGAGTGGAAAAAGAAGAAGAGCGAAAAAAGAACTCGCTAAAATGGTATGCGTATTTGCAAAAATTATCGCCGTACCCAATTCACCCTCATATAAGAAAAACAAAAATGCCACTTTACTTTTTCTTTCCGTGGTGATATAATAGAATCTGTAAAAGGGTGATACTAAATATAAGGAGGTAAACTATTATATGGATTTTGAAGAAGCTTTAAACGAATTAATTGATGCTGTGGAAGACGTAGAAGAACACGGAGACGCTATTGAGTTCTTACAGAACTACGAGAGTGAAAGAAGTTGCGAAACAGACAGCGAATGGAAAGATAAGTATACTAAACTCGAAACCGAGTACAAAAAACGCTTTAAGGAGCGCATGAAAGAACCAGCCACTAACGCGGGTGGCGAAGAAAAGAAAGATGAAAAAGAAGAAAAAATTACCGTAGAAGATTTGGACTTTAACGGTAAGACAGAATAAGGAGGTACTATTATAAATGGCAGAAGCAACAAATAAAAATATATTAAGAGCTGTAAAGCAGGAGCTTTCTTTTGAGGTTCAGAACCATTTACCTGTAGAAGTCTCAGACAACTTACAGAATGTATATGATAATATTCTGAATTTTGCCCCTGTTCGAAATGAAATTGTACCGTCACTGATTAACCGTATCGGAATGCAGACAGTAGATAGTATTGCATGGAGAAACCCGTTAGCAAGGTTCAAAAAAGAGCCTATGCGTTATGGTGAGACGCATGAAGAAACATACGTCAATATGTGCAAAGGTCGTGTATATGATTCACAGTCTGATTTTAAATATGCATTTCAGCAGTATCAGTCTTACATTATGAGTGTATTCCATAATATCAATCTTGAAATTCAGTATCCTGTCACAATTACATATGACAATCTTAGAAAAGCTTTTACCAGTGAATATGGAATCCGTGACATGATTATTGCAAAAATGGAGAGTGCTATCACAGCAGCAAACTGGGATGAGTATCTTGCTATGCGTGATTTGATTACTGTAGGTTATGAAAAAGAGGTGCTTCCAGCAGTAACAGTTGATAAGATTGTTGATGCAGAATCAGCAAATAAATTATTAACTAAAGTCAAAAGAGCGGTCGGAGAGTTTGGTTTTCCGTTGCCAGAAAACAATCCAGCTGGAGCAACATCTCACGCTATGCCAACTAACCTTATTTGGGTTACTACACCAGAAGTCAATGCACAGATTAGTGTTGACGCATTAGCATATGCGTTCCATATGGATAGGGCAGATGTTGAAGTTCAGACAGTCATTGTAGACAAATTCGGAAATGACGCAATACAGGGCGTTCTTTGTGATATTCGATTCTTTAACGTACGTGACCAGTTCAAAGAAATGACAGACCAGCGTCTTCCAAATGTCTTATCTTGGAATTATTTCTATACACAGGTTGAAATGGTTAGTGCAAGTCCGTTCTATCCAATCCGAGTATTTACTACGGATAAAGTTGTTGATACGCCGACGCTTAGTGTCACAGCTGGAACTTATACAGCAGGACAGACAGAGGAAGTTAAGGTAACTGTAACAGGAGGCACAGGAACATATCACCAGAATTTAGTTACACTGGAAGTTGATAGTGGTGCCACTTCTGCTAAAACATACGTAATCCCAGGAACACATCTCTTACACACAGGAGCAGACGAAACGGGAACTATCGTGTTAAAAGCAATTTACAGACCAAACGAGACTATCACAAAAACAGCAAATTTTACAAAAGCGTGATAATTAATGGAGGTAATTATCTATGATAAATTTACCAACGCAGGGCGGGGTTGCTCCACGCAACCCCGAAACAAAATTGAGGCTATACAGTGGTGTGCCATGGTCTGACGAATATGAACACGTGAGACTGTACAACTCGAAAGAAGATTTGCTAAATCATTTAGAGTTGTATCGTAAACATATTAATGGTATTGATTTGTCACACCTTGCACCGATTAAAGTAGGAAACTATGATATCAGAGTACCATTCACAGAGATGAAAGCTCTTAATCTCAATTATTTAGCTTTTCAAAATAGTGGTATTTCTAATGATTGGGTCTTTTGCTTTATCGACTCTATCGAGTGGTTATCCGAAAAAACAACTAGGATTAACTTTTCTTTAGATGTTTTTCAGAACAACTTTTATGATGCAAATATCAAACCGTGCTTTGTAGAGTACCATCATATACCTAGAAGTGACGACGCAATAGGAGCAAATTTAACACCTGTTAACATTGAAACAGGCGAAACAATTGTATCACGTCACAAAAAATTAGACTTAACGCCAACCGAATGTTGTGCTTTTGTCACACGAGGAACAGCAGAACAGAGTTGGTTTGAGGGACGCGTTGAAAATGGCGTTTATTGCTGGGGCAGTATCGGACATTATGATGTAACAACAGAAGATGGGTTAAAAGGAATCAATACATTGTTAGAGGATTATAACAAACAAGGCGCGCAAGATGCAGTCATAGGGTTGTTTATGTCACCAAAATTATGCACACTTGCTTTAGGTGGAAAAGAGATAAAACCTAAAATAACAAGTATGCAGATATCCGATAATGTTTTTGAGGGTTATAAGCCAAAAAATAAAAAGTTATATTCTTATCCGTGGTTATTCTGTTTAGCTGACAACAATCAAGGAAATACGCACATATACAGATATGAATACAGTTATAACCGAGATAAGTCGATTGAATTTGATAGCTACGGAACAATTGCAACATTACCGCAAGTTTTGACAGCACCAAGAAATTATAAGACACGTGAAGATTTAACGCATGGTTTAATGAATGAAGCATTGATTAATTCCTCATTTCCTATGTGTTCATTTTCATCAGATACCTACAGGGCGTGGCTGGCACAAAACAAAAGCTCTATTGCTTTATCACAGGTGCATACTGCTGTCGATGCTACCATAGGGTCAGGAACAGCGATAGCAGGTTTGGCAGGTGGCAGTTTACAGGGAGGGGTTAACGGACTTGGTAAAACAACCAACGCTTTTTGGGACGCACTCGGAATGTTGTCAAATCAGACAGACAGAGCTAGAAATGCAGGAGTGACGCATGGAAAAGCGTTATCAGAAAATGTGCTAACGGGAATCAAAGAATGTGGCATTGATTTCTATGAAATGTCCTGTAAAAGACAATTTGCAGAAATGGCAGATAGTTTTTTCGAGCAATTTGGTTATCCGATTAATAAAATAACAACGCCTTATTTGCGTTCCCGTTCATATTGGAATTATGTGAAAACATCTCATTGCGGATTTACTGGAAATATTGATTTAGACCAGTTGAAAAAATTGAGAAATATATTTGACAACGGGGTTACTTTGTGGCATACTGATGACATAGGTAATTATGGTCTATCAAATAATTAAGGAGATGATATGATGCGAAATCCTTTAAGAGTTTTTGAAAAATGCAAAAATAAAAAAATTACTGATGATTTTGAAACAATTAAATCTATATTTTTTTACGATATTTTCGATATATTTGTAAATAGGTATACATGGAACAATCTACCAGAAGAAGTTTTACCGATGTATATTGAGCAAACTCTTTTTTGGAATGGTTTGGGCGTATTCATCAAAGATGAAATTGGCGGCTATGCATTCATGAACGTTTCATTATCAGGCTTACCTGATATTTATAATATCCCTCAAGATAGAATTGCTTACACGTCTAACGGGTATATTGAGGAATATGGCAAAGAAAACAGTTGTATATTATGGAATAACTACTCGACTATGCCATATTACTATAAGGCATTAATGTATGCCGATGCTATGGCGAATACTTGGAAAACAAAAGGTATCAATATGTATGCACAGCGTACACCTGTTGCTCTTTCTTCTTCTGATAACGAAAAAATGAGCTTTGAAATATTGGGAGAAATGTACGATAATTATTTACCGGTGTTAAAAGTGTCCGACTCATTAAACTTGAAAGATATAAAAGCTTTAAACATGGGTGCGCCTTACATTGTAGATAAATGTGAACAGGAATTGAGAGATTTATGGTCTCAGGTGTTAACATCTTTAGGTTATGAAAGCAACCCTATAGAAAAAAGTGAACGCCTTGTCACAGGTGAGACAGCTGGAAACAACGGACAAATTGAAGCAAATCGAAATGTAGGTCTAACATTAAGAAGAAGATGTGCAAAGGCTATCAATGAGTTATGGAATCTCAATGTAACCGTTGACTTTAACAGTGAACTTCCTACCATGATAAACGGATATGTCCCTGACAAGTACATGCAAAAAGGGAAAGAGGGTGACGAGATTGAGTAAATACACGACAACTATAAAAGATATTTGTGAAAGCTTTATCCCGCAGCAAGAACTATGGAGCATGGACTTATCTGTGCAAAGAATTATTGATAAAACACAGGATAAATTTTTTGACTTTGATTTCCCGTTTTACTCTGAGGATAGAAAAGACTTGTATACTTTTAAAGTATATTTTTTACTTAGATACTGGAATAGTTATATAAGTTTTGAAACACTAGGAATATGGAAAACTGCTTTCATGGCAAAAATGCATGAATTGACACCGTATTATACAAAATTGTATAATGCAATTCAAAACGATAACCCTTTTACAAATGTAAATATAACAATAACAGAAGCAGAAAAAGGAAACGAAAAAACAACGACTAACTCAACAGATACAGGACAAAGCGAAGTAAAAAACAGCCAAAATTATCAAAATATTGACAGTGATAACCCACAAGTTACGGTTGCTACACAAGATTACGCGAGTTCTATGAGTAGAGGTGAAACTGTCAATAACGCTACAACTAATGCAAAAAATAACCATTCAGGAAATGACAACAAGGACAGCAAAAGAGACAGAGAAACGAAAGAGACAGGATTAAGAGGAAAATCAACAAGCGAAGCAATAGCAGAATATCGCGAGCAAATACAAAATATCAATCGAGAACTTGTAGAAGCTTGTCGAGATTTGTTTCTAAAAGTTTGGTAATAAGGAGGTGAAAATATATGACAGGAGATATAAAACCTTTATTTCCATTACTTTGCTGTGACGTACCTAGTGTATACAGTAATAAGCAGAGTTATTATGAATGCTTGTGTTATATTGGATATAAGGTCAACGAGTGCATTGACGCAATAAATGGTTTTACAGACGCGTATAAACAGTATACGGATGAAAAAATTGAACAATTGAAAGCATATATTGACAGTATTAATACTGATATATATAAGCACATCACAGAAGTTGAAACAAATATCCGAGAGGATATGAACGCTAAAGACACAGAACTTGATGAAAAAATCAATAAAGTGCAGACACAACTTCTTGATAAGATTGGCACATTGAATATTTTGATATTCGACTTAAATGCTGAAACAAGAGCGCATATTGATACAGAAGTTAAAAAACTCTATGATTACATCAACGACTACGTGCCAAATAACATGGAGGTATTAAACCCTGTAAGAGGGTATCGAACGAGTTTGAACCAAGCGTTAGCGGATATGTATAACAATCTACGTTATTATGCTTTGACTTGCAACGAGTTTGATTCTTTAAATTTAACTTGCACAGAATTTGACGGGTTATCAATTAATTGTACAGAGTTTGACTTGTACGGTGCAAAAAGGTTCAAAGTAGATAGCAACTTATATATGCATGACCCGTTTACAGGTGAGTATGTTTTTTATCAAGATGTAATTTACAAACTTGCAGAATTGCATTTCAATAACCCAATTACAGCTAGAGAGTTTGACGCTTTATTATTGACGGTAAACGCATTCCAGTCTAAAGCTTTAAGCGCTTACACATTTGATAGTAATGCTAAAACAGCATTAAAATTATAAATTAAGGAGGACAAAAAATTATGAGTTCAACAAACAAAACAACTTACTACGATTTAAGTCAGTATATCGGTACTGACAAGCCGACATATTTAGGTGATTACAACTCTGACATGTCTAAAATTGATGCAGGAATCCACAGTGCAGATGATAAAGCTACCACAGCGTCACAAAATGCAGGGAGTGCGATTTCTAGAGTTAGTGAAGTTGAAAAAACTGTGAAATCACATACAAGTGCTATTACAACATTACAGACAGATGTTACAGGGTTAAAAGACAAAGTGAAAACAGCTCAAAACACAGCCACTTCAGCAGATAACAAAGCTGATAGCGCACAGCAGACAGCGAATAGCGCACTTTTAACAGCTAATAATGCCAGTTCTAAAGCAGATAATGTGAATAGAGATGTAGAACTGTGGAAAGGTAGCGTTAAAAACTCAGTTGTTGCACTTAACGACAGCTTGACGAATTACAGATTTTTATATATAGAAACTAATGCCGGTATTTCTCCAATTTTTGCTTACAGAAATGATAAAAAGAAATATGTTGGTGCGCAGCAGACTTTGAAAGATGGTGCAACAAATACTGTAGCTACAACTACAATCATGCTGGAAATTATTGATGATACACACATTAAAGTTAGTACTAATACTATTGACCATGCTTTTAGTAGTACACACCCTGCGCTTGACGCTATTTATACACTTGGTGTTTATGGTATTCCAAGATAA